ACCCAGTTCCACACGGTACGCCAGTGCTTGATCAGCTCATAGATGCCGTAACCGAGCGCGGCAACGGCAGCAATGATCAGGAGGATCTCCCACGTCGCCGCGATGTTCGCAATAGCCGCCTGCGTCGCTGCAATGGCCCACGCGATGAAAGCGGGCACGAGCAAACCAAGGATCGCGTCGCCGAGGATCGTGACGAGCGGGCCCGCTTTCGCCAACCAGGTAACCAGCGGAGCAAGCCACCCAACAATTACGACCAGGGCGTTCGCGGCGTCGATCAAGACTGGGGCAAGCGCTAGGAACAGAGCCACGAGGGTTGGGCCGAGTGCGATGACCAGCTCACTGACGGCGGGAAGCAACGCGACAAGCACCTGGCCGAGAACACTGAACAGGCTGTTCAGAGTGGAAAAGATCGTCGTCAGGGTCGCCATCCCCTGCGCCGAGTTGAGGAACTCCGCTAACGCGTGCAGAGCCGTGCCGAGGAACCCCAACCCGCCAGTGCCCGTCGCCTCGAGCGCTTTGAGGATGGGGCTAAGGATGTTCCACGCGTCTTTCAGCAGAGGTGTAAGTAACTTCAACGCGTCAAGGCCGCCCTGGATCCATTCGGCGAGCGTGCCGTCGCTGGATATCCGGTCAATGAACGCCGTGAACCGGTTGAGGAGACCCGAAAAGCTGGTCGACAGGCCGGGCAGGAACGTTGACCCGACACGGGCGATGTCTTTCAGGATGGTGAAGAAATTCACCAACACACTATCCGCGTTCATGACGGACAAACGCACGTTGTCCATGATGGTTTTGATTTCCGCGAACGTCTGTGGGGCGCGGGCGGTGCCGGTGAGGCTGCTCACCATGTTGTTCAGCCCGACCGCGACGCCACCAAGCTCGTGCCGCATCAGGGGTAGGTACCGTTCTCCGATGGCTTTCACATCAGCGGCGAGACCGGTGAAGAAGTTCTGTTGCACAGTGCGGCGGACATCGTCCAGGGCCGGTTTGAGTTTCACCATCTCCCGGACGGTTGCCTGCGCTGCGGGGGCCAGCTTCTTCAATGCCTCGGCGTACGCCTGCAGGTCGCCGGACGTACCCGCCTCGATCGCGGTACCGACCCCTTTGAACGCCATCTTCAGCGTGATCAACGACACCGCCGCGGCGGTCGCTGCGGCAGGGATCAGTCCGAGCGCACCCACCGCCGGGGCCAGTGCAGCCACGGCCTGGCTTGCCCCGTAGATGAGGCTGGTCCACATCGCCGGCATCGCGAGGCCGCCGAGCGAGCCAAGAACACCAGAGGTGGCGCCCTTCGCGCCGGTGACCATTTTCCTCAGCGACTTCCCCAACAGTGCCGCGAAGTCGTCTTTCTCGATTTCGTGTTTGATGCCGTCCGAGAATTTCTTCCCCGACTCCTTCCCACCCTCGTCCATGAGTCGCTCGGCGGTGTGGGTGAACACCTCAATCGCGGCGGTGGCCTCCCCCAACGCACGGACGAGGCCACCGATGGTTCCGTCGAGTTCGAGGGTGATGGGGGGCAGAATTTCACTCACCGCGGCACCCCCCCCACTCCGATGGTCACAGCTTCAGCGCCCGTCTCAGCTCGTGCTCGTACACGATGCGGGCGTTCGGCGCCACGATCAGCCACGCCGGCGTCAGATGCGGCCGGGCCGGCAGGTAGGTGCGATGATGCTGGCCGGCCCAGCCACCCAACTCCTGTATCCGGGCATACACAGCACCAGCCCCGACCTTCCCCACCCACCTCGGGCTCACCGACCCGCGCAGCACCGGCCCGTGCACATCCACCGACCGGGACAGGTCCCCGCTGATCCGCCACGGCGGCTGCCCCGGCCGCGACCCGGTAGGGGTGCCATGGGGGTGGTAGCCCAACGACAGCAGGGTCCGCTCCTGCCGGGCCACCTGCTCCAACACGCGCCGCGTCGCGACACCCATCGCGGCGACCGACTCGTCACCGATTAGCCTCAGTCGAAGCTTGACTTTCTGCACACCCCGGATGTGTACACCCGCCATTGGTCACCGCCGTCCGTTGCCGTTGACCTGCGATGATGGTGGGGTGTTGTTCTGCTTGTTGCGTATCTCGGTGACGACCTGATCAATCATGTCGATGGCCCAGATCTTCAGCTTCGACTCTTCCGCCACCTGCGACGGCAACCACCCGAACCGGTCCGCGTGCCGCCAGTCGTTCAACGAATCGTCGAGGAGTTCCTCCAACAACCCGTGCGCGGGTCGCACCCGCGATTTGCCCCCTAGCTGTGCTTTCAGCCGCCAGAGGGCACGGTAGGGGATCCGGGGGTGTCCGCATCATCGACGTTAACTCCGCCGCCACCGTTGAGCAGCGACGCCACCGGCGCGGCGATGCCGATGATCGCCGAGTAGTCGTCCATACGCAGGCTCGCTAACACACCGGGTGCGTGTTCAGGAATGGGGACCTGACCCGCCTCGTAACCGCTGCCCTTCGGCGTGTACGGAATGTGCCACGACTTGACGAGGGCTTCGGCGAGGCTGTACAGGACACCCATCGCCATCGCCACCTGCGACTCGCCGTCCTTGACGGACTCCATGGCTTTCTGGTGATCCCGGCCGGTCAGGTCTCGCGGGTCATAGAACTCGACCCACCCGGCCGGATCAGAGGGTAGGGTAATCTTTTCGGGAATGATGCGTGTAGCCATATCAGGTCTCCTCCTGGGTTGGCTTAGTAGAACGGGTAGGTGATTGGTGCTACGGCGTTCTGGATGGTGATCGTCATCGGGCCGAACCCAGCCGACACTCCGGTGTTGGTGGTGTTCGCAATGCCGGTCCAGTTCGCCTGGTACTCCACCGCGGCCTTACCGCGTGAGATCTTCGAGTCGTTGAACGCGGCGAGGAGCACATCGACCTGCATGCTCAGCAGACTCGAACTGGCCAGGCCGTTGCTGATGATGAACTGCAACTGCGGTTGCGTGTTCGAGTTGAGGTAGGTGAGGAACGTTTCGTTGTTCACCACCGCGTTCAGCATCCCGCCGGTGGTGAGCTTCCCCCGCTGGATGAAGTACGGCGACTGCGAGTTCTGCGCCGTGTAGATCATTTCCAGTTCGCGGGTGATCGTAAACGCAAAATCGTTGATCGTCAGGATCGGCGCACTACCCACCGTGCCGGCGAGACCCACCTGCGTTTCCCACGCCGGCTGCGCCTTGATCACAGACGGGGCCGACACGAACGCCGCCGCCGACGCCGACGGCCACCCCATACCCTTCGCGGTGTAGTCGATCGACGACGACTCAACAGTGCCCTTGAAAGCCAGCTCCGACAGACAACCGCCCGGGTAGGCGCGGGTACCCGTCGATGCGGTCGGCCCCTGGTAGTCGGTGAACGTGTGACTCAGCGGCTGCGCGGTGCCAGTGTTCAGGACCGCGAACAGGGTCGAGTACGGTGCGGTGATCGGCTTGACCACAGTGGACGATGCGTGGGCCTTCACGAGGGGTGTCGCGAACGCCAGGTCGAATGATCCGCTGACACCCGTGGTTAGTCGCACCTCGGCGGCGGTGCCGGTGTCGATCTGGATCAGCGTTGCACCGGCGATCGACGCGGCAGTGGTCACCGTTGTGGCACCCACAATGGAAGGGCTGGACATGGTTGTCGTGCCCGACCCGGTGTATGTGCCGGAGTATGTTATGTCGCCGAAGATGTTGGACAGGAAGTACGGGATCGTGTCGAAGAATGCGGGGCCGCCGAAGTCGAATTCGGTGTGCTTGACCCCGGCGACCCGGTTGAACGGCTCCGTCATCGACCCGCGCAGCGCTTTGTCGTCGATGAATGTCGTCTGGTCGAACGGGTCGAACTTGTCCATGGGGACGGTGACGGTGGGGACGACGGCGGTGCCCTGGGTTGACTCGATGGCGACGCCGGTGTGTTGTAGTGGTGAGGCGTATGTGGTGGGGTTCGCCATGGCTTAGCCCTCCTTCGGGGTGTCGTCGTCGTCGCCGCGGAGTTTCGCGGCTTCCGCCTCGGTGGGTTCGGGGCGGTAGTTGTCTGGTCGGCGGTTGGGGGCGGCGGTGGTGGATGTCCAGCAGCCGTCGCCGAGGCCGGGGTCTGTGTGCCAGTGGATGATGGTGCCGGTGGTGGTGGTGATGGGGACGTTGGTGTAGATCCGGTCGGGGCCGGTGTAGGCCCAGTTCCCCCACGACGACGTGGTGGTGACCGTTTCGGGGTTAGTGGAGACGGTGATGAGGGCCGGGTCGTTGGGGGTGCCCTCGGAGGGGTCCTCGGGCGGTGGGGCGGCCAGCTTCGTTGTGGCCATGGGCGGACTCCTTCGGGACGTGGTTGCGGTACCGTGAACGGCATGGAGGAGCAAGAAAAATCAGGAATGGTGCCGACGTGACCGCCGTCGTTCAGGTGGACGTAAAAGCCCTCTACCACGCTCTCGACCGGACGCGCACACAGCACGGCCTGTCGTGGCGGCAGTTGGCCACCAAACTCGGGGTGGACGTGTCCACGCTCACGCGGATGCATGACGGTAGGAAGCTGGGCGCCGACACGGCCGTGACGTTGGTGACGTGGCTGCGGATGCCGTTCGAGGCTTTCATCGACGGCGGCTTCCCAGACGAGACGCTTGAGTTACGCGACAGGGTCGAGGCGTTGGAACTTGACCTCGTCCGTGAACGCGACAAACGACTCACGGCGCAGCGGAACATGGATACCGCGCGGGAAGACTCGCGGAAGGAGAAAGTTCAGCGGGACGGGTGGGAACTGGCCGCGACTTCCTACGCCAAGCAACTCGCCATCGCCCGGCAACAGCTCATCGACAACGGCATCGAACCCGACCGGAGGATCATGTGAGTCAGCAGAGCAAGATGCCCAACGACCCGTTCACTTCCATCGCGGAAAGCATGACAGCGATGCACGAGATGTTCCTGTCGCTACGCGCGGCGGGGTTCACCGAAACCCAAGCGCTACGACTGGTGGCGTACCTGACCTCAGCAGCAGGCGACCAGCCCAACACCCCGCCGGGCTAAGCCTGAATTTCTTCGATCACTTCGACGGTGATCGCCGCGTCGTACCGCCAAATCCCCTGCTCACTGGTCGCACGGGGCGGCGGCATCGTCGAAGACAACTTCTCACCCACCGCGATCAGCTGCGACAGCTGCCCGGTCACCGGATCCCGGGCGTGATCGGCGGCCTGGACCAGGGGAGCGTTACGCAGCACCGCACACACAAAGTCTACAATGGACGGAAACTGTAGATTAACGTCCGTCTCATCCGACTGCCCGAACCACAACAGCCACACATCCAGTTGCCACGTCAGTTCCTTCAACCCACCCGTGGACAGATCACCATTCTCCGCCCGAGGGAACGCCTTACGCACCTCATCATGATGCGACCCCCACACATACGCGCCCGCGTTCGCCGAATCGTTCACCGGCAATGGCATCACAAACGCCTCGAGCTGGCCCAGCTGCAACGGCAAGTTCAGCCCGTTCAGTTGAGTGTACAAGTACTGTC